CAGTCCCAGCCCTCCGTCAGCAGCATGGAGTTACAGAGCACATCATATTTACCCGCCTCGAAGTCTGCTAGTACCTCGGCCCGATCCCCGCTCTCTCCGTTGACCTCGGCGGCCCGGAAGCCTTTTTGCTCCAGGATGTCCCGGAATTTCTGACTGGTCTTAATAAGCGGCAGGAATACTACTGTCTTACGGTCAAAGCAATACTTGGTCATTTCGTCGGCTATCTGGTGCAGGTACGGGTCCAGAGCCGACCCCAGGTCACTAGTTTTGAAATCTCCGGCCTGTTGGCCTACCCCGGTAAGGTCCAGCTTTAACGGGATAGTCTGGGCCTTAATTTTGCACAGGTACCCTTCTTTGATAGCCCTGGGCAGGGTGTATTCATACGCCAGGCTTTCAAAATACTGCCCTAAGTTCCTCATATCCCCCCGGTCAGGTGTAGCCGTTACGCCTAGCACTTTAGCCTGGTCAAAGTGTCCCAACACTCGCTGGTAGCTGTCACTAATGCAATGATGAGCCTCATCCACGATAATGGTATTGAAAAAGTCTACCGGGAACCGGGCCAGACGACTCTCCCGCATCAGGGACTGGACGCTGCCCACTACTACCCGGTACCAGCTGCCCAGGCAGGTATTCTCTGCTTTCTCAACCGCGCAGCCCAGGCCGGTGGCCTGGCTTAACTTGTCGGCTGCCTGGTCTAAGAGCTCGCCCCGGTGAGCGAGTATTAAAACCCGCTCACCATCACGCACGCAGTCCTCGGATAGCTTACTAAACACTATTGTCTTACCGGTACCGGTAGGCATAACTGCCAGGGTCTTATTATTGCCCTTTGCCCACTCAGCCTGTATAGCTGTTTTTGCTTCTGCTTGATATGGTCGTAACTGCATAGGCTAAAACTTCCCCGGAGTAAAGCCTTTAGCTTCCGGCTCGTAAAACTTCTTAATCTCGTTAAATACCATTTCTTTGCCTTCATCATTGGTCCATTTACGGGTGCCTACCTTACACCGGCCCTTAGATCCTACGACTGCGTTCCAGTTCATCTTCATTTTTTCACCCTTTTGCCGCTGGCCGATGCCCGCAAAAAATGCACATAGCATACCCTCAGTTATCGTATGCAGAAACAACTGATGCTTAATAGTAGATACACCTTCCTTGCCCTCGATGCGGATATGGACTATAGCCTTGGGACAGGGAGGCAGCTTTTCAGAACCGTTATGCCGGCCACGTTCAAAATCGATAACCTCAAAGTCATAGTCACCGTCCGGCAGTATGACAAACTCTGGGCTATCATTTTCTATAACGTCATTCCAGCCCAATTCTCCCTCAGTTCTGGTTATTTTTGTTCCTAAATCGTCAAAATTACTCATGAGTTATAATTCCTCCTTATTATTAAAATGGTACTTCGTTCCGACTGTCCTCTATCATCTGGAATACCTGTCCCCAGGCCCCTACCAATACTCCCTCGATGAAGCCTGGATCGTAGTTTTCAACTGGAGTATCAATGGGATAATATCCTTTGCTGGCTACTGCCCGCTGTATTTCCTGGACTGTTACGCTATTGGTTTTCATCAGGTCCAGTAGTGCCCTGGGCAGGTTCAGCTCTGGCTGTTTAGTTACGTCTGACCAGTCAGCCTTTTCAGGTATAGTCTCCTGTTTAGGTGGCTCTGTTTTTGGTGGCTCTGGCGGAGCTTGCTGTTGTGGTTTTTCTTGTGAGGCTGCAGCTCCACCCCGGGATGGTATACAGTGCGCTATTTCGCTGTAATGCAGTTCATCCAGTTCATCTAAGAGATCGTGCCGGTTCTTTGCATCCCAGCAGGGATGATGCGTAGTATATATAACCCGTCTCCCACCTCGGGCTTTATTTATACCTTTATCTGTGCCTTGTCCATCTACATTAACTACATAGGTTTTGTAATTAAAAAATAGGACCATGTCTGCCCATTCCTTCACTATTGGAGCAGTTTTCCTCTGCAGCTTCATTTCCCACCGGTCATAGGCGCCCATCTCGTCCGGCTGCTCGAACTTACGCATCTGGGCATGGGCAACCATGACCACATTTATTCCTAGGTCAATAAGCTCAGTAAGAGCATTTAGCAGCCGGCCAAACTCTTCAGCAAGGTAGACATAACCTTTGCCATAGCCGAAGTCCTCAATGCCTGTTTTTTGAGACTTTGCACATATTTCTTCTATGCACAACCGCTCGGCCCAGTCTGCCGTATCAACTATCAGGGTGTCGCAGATATTGGGGTTAGCCCTGACGTAATTAATCTCCTGCAGCAACATGGTCCAGCTGGAGGGATTAGGTAACCTGGCTACGTCCATATGTTTCGTACTGCCCTCTGTATCGATAAATACCGGGTTCGGGAACCGGCTGGCAAAGTATGATTTTCCTATGCCTTCCGGACCATAAATTACGACCTTTTGAGCACTTTCAATCTTTCCTCGGGTAATCTGCACTAAAACTCACCTGCTTTCCATTTTGGGGTTTCTTGTGCTGGCTGTTCAGCACCAACCACATACCCATCCTCTATAACAATGCTGCATTCATCACCCGTACTGACCCGTGTAGCAATAGCCTGCAGCCCTTCCTGCTCGAGCCAGGCACCGAACTCGGCCAGGGTATCCATGTCCATCTGCTCTAATTTATCCAGGAGGACAAAGCCGCATTTTGGGTTCAGCTTCCGAACAATGGCCACGCTGACTTTTAGTTGGTCACTGCCTGACATGTTGTCCCACTTGTGCCCCTGGTAGGTCAGCTCACCCTCGACAACAGACAGCCCCGGTAGGGGAAGGTCCGCACCCTTAAGCAGGTCAATTTTAGCCTGGCGAACTTTTTCAAGCTCAACAGTTAGGGTGTTGTACTGGTCGGTATAGTCCTGAGCATCTGTTTCGGCTTTATCTTTATCAAGGTTAGCCCGGACCCGGACGTTGATTTCTTCGATGTTAGCAATATTACGTTCCAGTTCCTCGGTAGATTCGTCATGCAGGTCTAGGGCTGATTTACGAGCTATTTCAAGGTCGGATTCTATAGCCTGCTGTTTTTTACCCAGGTCAAAAAGCTTAGCTTTAAGGTCGTCGATTTGTTTTTGTACTTCTACAGCTTGTATTTCAAGACTGCGCAGATTCTCGCGTTTTCGCTGGTTCTCCCCGTTGCGGGCAAGGATATCCTGCTGCTGTTTAATCAGGTCAGATGCGCTGATCGGCTCCTTCGGTGCATCAGGATAGTAGGGTTGTTCCTTGGCAAACTTTGCTTTTTGGTCGGCTATTTGGCCGATGGTATGCCGTCTGTTGTAGACTTCTTTTTCCTTCTGCTCTAGCTCGTAAAGCTTGTCACCCACGCCGATGATCTGTAGTAAGGTGTTGGCTTTTTCTTTATTGTTGGAGTTCATGAATTTCGGTAGGTCCAGAGCCAGTTGCTCAACAAATTCATTGAGTAACTGCTGGCCGCCTTTTTGTCCACTGGGGTCAATAACTTTGAGATCGCTATTTTTCCCCTTGCGTTCGACCACCAGACCATTACTCATAACCAGGTGGATGTTAGGTGGAATTACGGACCCCTCCCGGGTGGCCTCCGATGGCTTAAAGCTATTGCCCCCCAGTGCCCAGGCTATACTATCTAGCACAGACGTCTTACCCTGGTTGTTTTTGCCGCCCACGATGGTCAGGCCGTTGGCTGTCGGTTCGATTTTTACAGCCTTGACGCGCTTTACGTTCTCGATTTCGAGCTTGTTAATTTTAATAGTCATACTTACCTCCTTATTTGTACTTCAACTTTCCGCCTCCCCCATTGGAGGCACTCATGCTCACTGTCCATGTACAGGTCTATTTTTTGCCCCTGGATCGCCCCGCCCGTGTCAGCTGCCACTGCGGACCCGTACCCCTCGATGTGGAGTTCCGTCCCCAGGGGTATCACCCTGGGGTCTACTGCTACCGTCCCCCTGCTCGGCCATGATCCTGATGCTGTTCGGCAGCCTGTCCAGGTGTAAGCGGTAGATTCAAATACTACCGGCTCCGGTTCTGGTGGCTCAGTCTCCTGGTGCTCCTGTACCACCTCGGGGACTATTACTGGTGCTATAGCCGAAGCCGGTGAGGTCAGTATTAGGATTAGAGCGATAATGATGGCGGGTACTAAATTACTCATAGGCTATCCTCCAGCTGATGGATTACCTTTTCCCAAAACCTCTCCATCGGGGTGCAAACCAACTCGTATTCGTCAAAGCCACAGGCCATTTCCTGTTGTCGGCAAATATTGTTTACTAT